ACACCGAAACCCCAGGGAGAGTCCCCCCTCCCTGTCTCAGGGCTATTGCCTGGCAATAGGATTAAAGGTTCGTTGCCTATCCTTCCGGATTCGTTCCTGTTTAACGTCACAGGCTCGACGGGGTGATCCACGAGGATAAGCTTAATCACTTACCTATCCATCACCTTTTGCTCAAGAAACAATGCAGCTTGGGTTTTCCCCGAGCTGTTCTTTATTAGTTCATATTCACGCCTCTCGGCGGTTGACAGTTTCGCGAGCTTTTCAGCTTTGTCAGAGGAAGATGTCTTCATTTTCTTTAAGAATCCGCCAGTTCCCCAACTGGAACGGCTTCTTAGAACTTCCTGATCACGTTTGTCTAGCATCGACCTCCCATCAGCTATAGAACCATGCGCGAGAATAGTTGCAGCAGCAACATCCTCCTTGGAATATCCAGGACCTGTTCCTGGCCTCCAAGCCTCAACTAAATCTGGTTCCGGGTTAAACGTTGAAATTGATCGTGTTGGTTTAAAACCCGGGGGTTGCTCCCGTGGAGGAGGAAGTCCCTTAATCCTTGCAGCGTCAAGGTCAGATTCCGATGGTTCTGGCGCTTTCTCCCTTCCAAGTGGAGAGCGCAGTTGAGGATTTCCAGATCCAGGACGCCTCAGATTACCTGATAAACGAGAGCTTGTAGAAACTCGATCGTCTTCTTGTTTAAATGGTCTATCTGACTTGGAAGACACAACTGCATTCCAAGGATTCAAGTCTGTGTTATCCGGAATGCTTTCTGCCGATTTGGAAGAGGAATTGTCATCAGAGTCGAAATCGACTAAAGTTGTGGCGTCTGGGGTTTTAAGATCTTTTCCTTGATCGGTTTCAGATTCGCTTTCGCCTTCAGAGTTTTCCTTCTCCGGGTGTGACCACATCATTACCCCCTTATGTGGTTTAATTCTTGATTTGGTCCCTGTGGAATTGTCTTCGTCTACAGAGACCGAGACAGCTCCCCACTCGCAATATTTCTCAGTATAATCGCCGTAGGATACAGTGTAATTATACGAGCTATCTTTTTGTATGGGGGGAGGGTAGATTCGCCAAGCTCCATCTTCATCATCACATGTAAGCTCAAAAGAGGCAAACCAATCCACTTCCACTGCGCGTGCAGCATCAAAGTGCTTGCCATCCATTTCCGCGTCCGGGTGTCCAGCCACAAAAACCGCGTTTGACTGGTAGTTGCTAATTCTGCAACCTTTGTAATCTCCAATATTCCAACCTCTCTGGGAAACGTCATAAGCGATATTGCCCAGCCAGTTACCATCGCGGTCGCCGCCAATGTGTTTGACAACGAACTCGCCATCAGCTTCAAGATAAACATGAAATTTTCCTCGAGAAGCTGGGATCACGAAGTATGTTTCCATACAACGTCGATCATTGCGAGAGTAACCGGCCTGAAGATTGACTTTATCCCATTTCTCATCTTCCCACTTATACATTGATACGAAATTCAACGGCCTACTATCGATATTTCTGTTGTTTTCAGCCGTGAGTATCTTGCATTGTGGATTTCCCTCATAACCCCAGAACCGAGAAGGAACTGGAGGAGGGGGGGAAGGAGAAGGAGGGGGAGACGGACCCGGCGGGGGGGGACCATCGTCTACCTATTTTGGATTGTGGAATTGGCACCGAATTGTGACCTTAAAAGAGCCAGCTATCGACGAGGAACCATTGCCTTTGTATAAGATTCTGAATTGGTCCTCGGAGGTGTCATGCCATTCCTGTCCATTGATGAAAGACGCCGCAAATTGCTTCCTCCCATTCTTGGTGATTCCGAATTTGTTAATCGTGGAGGATAGGGTTGACAATTTACAGTGTGGATCCACTTCGTAAGAGATGGAACCGGAGGATGTTGAAGAGGCCTCGGAGATGAACTCCAATAAGACCATTGAGATCTTATATTCATGGTAGGCCTTGAGTATTCCATTGCTGAATGCCGGGCAATCTGATAAAGACGGCCCGAACGTGATTGATCCTGAGGAACTTCCCGAGAGACTGTCTTTTGAGAAAACAAATGTCTCGCTTGAAGCTCCTGGTCCTCCAGGAATGCGTCCTCCTGTCCTATTACGACCTCCTCGTCTTCGTCGTCTTCTGCGTTGTGTGTTCCGAGGGGCTTGGACCACAACCACTGGCTGATTTTGCCGACGCCTGTTGCGCCTACGTGGTCGTCTTCTTCCATTGATCGTTCTTCTACCCACGACCGTATTCATTAACTATTTGTCGCACGTGGGCAGAAACCTTTAGGTAGATTAAATATAAGCCTAACGTTGATATTGGTACTGCTACCAGAAAACCTGCTGTAAATCCTGATAGGAATTTGTAGTCCAGTGTTAGGCTGTGATCTTGACTTTAAGCTTCTCTCTAATGCAACAAGATTAAGAGCTAGCTCAGGTTTGCTCAATCCTCTGTATCGTTCTTTTGTGGCAAGACTGGAGTGACGAGCCACGAATAGAGGAGAGCTACGAAATCTGGATCTGAACGCAACTCGTTTAAAACGCTGAAACAGGCGTTCAGGTAGTTGGAGATGACCTCCAGATTTCCTGATCCCGGGTTGTAACCATGTATAAGCTTGTAGAGCATTTTGGCTCTATTCACCGGGATGGCGAGGGTAGGGGAAAGAAAGATATGAGAACAGAACTCCAGTTCTCCTGACACCTCGACTTTAAAACCTAATTGTTTATACACGGATAGGTCCGTGTCCACTGATTCAAGGGCATCATCGCCCATGGCCATCGCCCATGAGGCTCCACAGTGGTAAGCACTCATAACGCGGATTCTGCTGTTGGAGGAGCTGGTGTTGTAACTACCGCTCTTTTGCACTCCAGCCACTCGTTGGGCCAGCAGCGTTCCGTCTGAAAGGCACAGAACTGAGTTAGATATGCACCTGAGCCAGCAGGCTCGAAGGCGCCTCGTCAGTCCGTTGTTCTGTACCGTGAGGCGGTTCCGGACCTCCATCTCATCGTGAAGCATCCAGTCGGCTACACTCCAGTCGAAACCGGAGCAATCAGTGGGAACCAGGTATTCCCGCCACCTAGCAACTACATCTTCAGCGGTGGTACTCATCTGGTTCGCCAGGAGATTAAGGAACTCCTGGGTCTGTCCATCAGTAGACAGTCCAAAACCGGGTTTACTGGGGATTGCACGCCAGAGAGCAATCTCCCGTTTGTTTTGCGCTTGGAACAAAACCCGGGCCACCAATTGATCCACTAGGGATACAGACATGATGAGGCGGTAGCGACCTTCATCAAGCTTAGCTTGTTTGTGCGGCTCCCCTTTCACGAATAATCTGATCGGGTCACAGAGCCCAGCCCGGACAAGCTCTTCAGCAGTCATGGACTCAAAACTAGCCTCTGACATCTTCTGTAATCGGTCAAAGACTAGCCGAGAAAGGACTGGCAAAAGCTTGGGGTCTTCAACCCACCCACGATGAGTAGGGAGACCATATCCAACGTAGGGTACACCTACACCGGCATCGAGCTCCAGGGAGTGCACGGCCTCTTTAAGATCTTCAAGAAAATCCGGCCAGCTAAGAACATCCCTAGCGGTTGCCGCGGGCCGATTCGTACGACACGACGCGTACGCTTCCACGGTCTTTTGAATTACACGCTCCCTCTGTTCCTTGGAGGGTATTTGTGCGGACTGGGCGCGTTCCAGCCACCTAGCAGCTTGCAGCTGCAAGCTCTTCAGCTCCGCTTGGGGGCCGAATTGAGGCCACCCGAAGCCTCTGGTTTCTTCCTCCAGTTGAGGGAATTCTGCGCAGAGCTGCTCCCCCCAGGGCGATTTGCCCTTTTGTTTGGCGTAGTAGAACTGGGGGAGGGCGCCACAGGCTTGGAAGCCTGGGACCTCTTGTGCGGAGGCTGGTACTTGCCAGTTGTAGAAGGCGTGGAAGTAGTTTCGGAAGTCTTTGATTGCTTCCGACGCCGCCGCTGCTGCTTGGGTTGTAGAGGAGGGGTCTCTAGAATGGGCATTTTGGATGCCACTTGTTTGGCTACCTCCCTCTCGATCGAGCTGGTTGAAATTTTGTTTACCAGCTCGGCCACCAGCCGATCCATTACGGATGGACCACCGTTCTGCTGCTCGACGGGGGTGGCAGATGGACTTGCCTTGTTTGGGCGGTCGGCTCCGCCTGGTTCGTTTCCCGACGCCGACTCAGGAACCATCGGCGCAGCCACAAGAGATGCATCCACCTGAGGATAAAACCTCGGGGAAAGAGGTGGAGCTGAGGGCACGGGTTGTTGGAGAGGAAGGGTTTCGGAGGCTTCAACGAAGAAGTCTTCCTCCTCGGAGTAATCTGCCCATTTCTTTCCGCTTTTAGGCTGAAAGTTTACGAGACTCTCAGTCAACCTGACCAGTGACTCGTAATTTTCAATGGCAGCCTCATCAAAGACCCGGCCTTGTGGCGCGGTCGTCTCAAAAGCGTAATTGGGCGATGTTAACCCTGACACAGTGGGGATGGTAGCAGCCAAGTTCCAGTTATTTAACTTAGAACCACCAACGTGGACTCCGACCACGCATTTCCCATGGAAAAGAGGGGTCCCACTGTATCCACCTGAAGTGTTGCTCAGGTGTGCAGCAAACTTGCCTTCTGTGCCTACCACCTCTCCATTGATAGCCTTCCACTCACCATCAAAAGAATAAAGGGTGGTTTTCCCTTTCTCAAGACGGGATTGGGTGGTGAAAGGAACCGCTTTGGTCGAGAGAAGGCTGTTCCAACTAGGGGGCCCTCTCAGGATGACAAGATCTCCTCCATCAACTGATAAAATCCGTCGGAATTCAGAGAAGGGAATCTTGTTGCGGTCACCTTTGGTAGACACGACTTTGGCTCCAGGAGTATTCCATACGTGCTCCGCGGTGAGGAGACCATACTCACCGTTATATAACAAGATGCAGGTGGCATAACCTACATGGGAGCCGTCGGGATGTTGCACGAGCAACACACTGGAGCGGGGGGGTTTTTGTGGTACAGTAAAATGCAGAAACCCCTCAACTGCTTTCTCCTTCACATAGGAGCTGCTGGATTTGGCTTTGGTATAGCAGCCCCACACCGCCTTCATCGTCAAAATGGTAATATGACGAATCAGGAAACCTAGCAATCCGCCAAAAAGAAAGCGAAGCGCCGTCACCATACAAGTTGTGCACAAGTACAGAAAGACGATGACCGCTACGGTTAGAAAGTGGTTCGTCACCAGGTACCAGGTCCATGAGACGAATTGCCAGAGCGCGAAGGCCCATACATGAAGGGCGAACCGTCCAGCGCTCTTGGGGGCACTCTCTAACTTCTCCCGCCAGAGTTTGAGCGAATCTTTTAAAGTATTCGTATCCGCGAGTGCAGAGATACTCAAACTCGAGCCTGTTGTTTTCGACCAAAGAGCGAATAGCAAATCTTTCGCGGGTCGCTCGGCCAGTGGCTCGGCGGGAGGGCAGATGCAAGGCAACGAGATAGTTGCCTTTGAAATCGGTAACCGTGGGCATATACTTGGTGGCTCTTGAGAGGGCCATAAAGTCTGCTCGAATCCCACGGGGAAGAGCGAATCTAGAGGAAGAAATTCCCCTGATGATAAATGGAAGGAGAAAAAGAAGAGAACGAAGGAGAAAAGACTCATTAAAGCCATCATGGAAGGGGTTAAGTTCGGGAGAGTTGCAAAAGGTCAGGTACTCTGGAAGTTGCGTGAGAAAGAACAAGAAATCAACCTGATTGTTACTCACCGAAGCAGAGGCGTGTCGAATGAGAGCTGCGGAAGAAATTCTGCAGATGATCAAATTCAACATACACGAGACAATTCTCAAGCAAAGCGAGTTATGTCTCAAGTGTTAAATAACCCCTCTATCGTTCTTTTGT